AGTCATATTCTTATGCTCTGCGTCATGCGGCAGCCAATGATCCCTATATGTATATCCCTTGTTTTGAAGGATATTTACATAATGATCTATGGTTTTCTGATTGTCTTGATAGAAGTCAATAACTCGCACCTCACCGCCAGGCACAGTCTGTACGAACCAAATACTTGTGTTGTCTGCCCAGCCTAAGTCCCAGAATGTAGATACAGGGATAGACTTATCAACTTGTATATCTCTAATCCGATCTTCCTCTTGCGCCTTGCGTAGCTCGTTAGCGTACACAGCGCCATCAAGGACTTGCCTTGTGTTGCCTTCCCATACATTCAGATATGCGTCTATATCTCGTTCTTTCAAGTCCTCCATCTCATCTCTGAGAACTTTAGGAAACCAAGGATTGTCAGACCAGTTTACCTTTACTACCTTTGCTGTCTTAGGCGGCATGACTACGAACCGTTTATAGGTTTCGTCTGTATCTAACTCAGGATTGAAAGTAATCCATATCTCCGAGCCTTCCTTACGAATCGTAGGAATCAGCGTGTCCCAGCTCGATTTACTGGTAGTCTGTGCTTCCTCTACCCAGCAGATGTCTACACCCTCAAACGACTTGATCTTGGTAATGTTGTGCTTTAAGCCTGCAAATAGAAACTCTGTGCCATTCCTACCAAAGATAGTAGTGTTCTGTACTGTGTAGAAGTCCTCTAAGCCTAGCGACTTGATCTGATCTGCAAGCAGAGCGTGTACCGAGTCACTAATTGAGTTCTGAAACTCACGAGCGCATAAGACTCTAATCTTCTTTCTACGGCCTATAGCTAACAATACCCTAGCTACTGTCCAAGACTTAGACGAGCCACGCCCACCGTATACGACTTTAAAACGGTAGTCCTCCAGCAAGCACTCTAGCTTCTCTGGTATCTCTAAACTTAGTTTTTCTTCTGCTTCGATCACTCTGGGCGCTTGATAATAAACTCAATCTGCTTTAGCTCGATAGCCTCGCCATCTACACCGCTAATCTCTGTAGCCTGTACGGCCTTGCCGTCTACCCTGTCAATCACTTCTTTAATCGCCCAAGGCTCACCCTGCTCGGCAGCGTCTACTAGCTTTTGTGCAATGGTACGCAGCTTGCGGCTATCCTCTTGAACCAAGGCTACTCTGAGCTGGTTATAGAACAGCTTTCCCTTCTTGCCGTTCTGATTGCCTATAGGTGCGCCACCCTTATTGGTTGGAGCAACCTCTACAATATTGTTTTCTTTAGCGTTTTCCATGCCATTCCCTTTGGGTTGATGGTTGATGATGTTGCTATTCTACAACAGTTTACTATTCTAGTAATCCTTTTGTAGTTTCTAATATTTTCATATTTTCTGGGTCAAAAGGCACAAAATTGTATGTTTGGTTTGGCGTATCTTTTCTACTAAAGGCGTCTAAGTATTTGATCCCAGTAATTCCAGACTGATTTAGCTTGGCTGATGTTGATTCTGGACTTCCGCTAATCAATCTTTGATATATCTCTGCGCCTGTAGGGTTTGATGGCTGGTTAGGCAATGTGACTTTTTCATCGGTTTGCAAAGCCTTTAATAAAGCATCATCAAACTCTTTAAGCTGTTTTTTATCTACCGAAATACCTAATTTTTTAAGCGCCTCTTGCACTTCTGGGGTTTGTTCTGTTAAAGGCTTATCCCAGTCTAACATCTTTGGTACTGCCTCATCAGGCACATCTACCTTATACATATAGGCTTCTAAGTTTTCTGGCTTTGAAAGCTCTGGCTCAACATATCTTTTATATATATTTTTTTGTGAAGGCGTTAGATCCCTAACAACGCTTTTTACATCTTGCATATTATTTACTTGCGACAAGTTTCCTAAAACGCCTTGAAAATCCTCTATTTGATCTTGGTTAAACTTGTTTTTTTGTATTACATCTTCCCATCTTTGGCTGATTTCATCATTCCAAGGTGTGTCTACACGCTTGCCTTTATACATCAATGGCGCATCTTCTACATTTGTAAATGCTTTGAAATATTCATTGGCTACTCTTGGATTTTGAGCTACATATCCTGCGCCTACTCCATAAGATTGAGCGCCTTCTCCTGTTCCAACTTTTGTTGGATCAAACCTATCAAACTTATATGGGCTTGCATGATATGTCATTATTGGCTGTATAAGCCCTTGTCTAGCCATGTAGTTCTCTAATGCCATACCTGCTTGTGGAGCTACTGCCTTTGCTCCTGCGACTGCTGCTGGGGCTGTAAATGGAGCTAACAAGCCTAAATAAGACAATGGCTCACCCTGTGCATAGCCTTGAATATAAGCTGCCTGCTCTGGGTTTAGAACAGACATATTTGGCTCTGGCGGCAGACCATAAGCGGCCTGAGCAATACCACGCTCTTTTGGTAGTGTTGGTGCGCCTAACAGACCGCTAAATACTGTAGGATCAACCAGCGCCCGACCTGCTCTTGCTGGTAAATCTAACAAACCTTGCAGTCTGGCTTGCGCCATATCTAGTAGGCTTGCCATGTTTATCCTTTTACGCCATAAAAATACAAATCCTTTGTAACATCTCCTACTCCGAACTCATACACAGAAAACATACTGCCCAAGTCAAAGTTCTCTACAAAGTCTTGCTCTGTTAAGTTCTTGTAGTAGTCACCGCAAAATGGTGCATCAGACGGGCTGGTACGCTTAGTGCCATGTTCTGCTCTGCCGGTAGTGGCGCAGGACATAACGATTAGACCGTCAGGCTTTACCATTCTGTGCATATTAACGAATGTAGCTACCCAATCAGGGTTATGCTCAAAGCACTCACAAGAGATTACTGTATCGAATGTATTATCTGGAGCATCGTAGTCTTGCCCTTGGCAAACAACATCTACACCTTTTCCTTCGCCTAAATCTATTCCAATGTAATCGCAGTTTGTAAAGAACTGCCTTACGCTACCGTTAATATCTAAGCTGCCTACTTCCAATACCTTACAATTAGCAAAGTTATGAGGGTAAAAGTTAGCAACTGCGCTTACAAAGTCAAACTGTTGCTGATGTGCCATTTACCATTTAACCTTGTTTGCCCAGAACGCTGCGCTCATCTTGCCTTTAGCTATGTTCTTAGCGTGTCGTGCTTTGAAACTCTTACGCCTGGCTTCATTAGCCATTGATTCGCCTTCTTTGGCTGGGCTACCGCTTACGCCCTGCTGACCGAATCGAATCGTTTTTACTTTATCGCCTTCTTTAGCCACTACTACATGGCTTTTAGTGGGATGGTTTGGTGTGCGTTTAGGCTTGTTATATCCAGCAACGCCCATGCGCTCTAGGATGCCAGCAGCTTCTTTAATTTTCATTAGAACCTCTGGCGAAAGAAACCGCTTACAAAAGGATTGCCGCTAAAGTCTTTTTTTACTTCTGCGCCAAATTCTCTGTTTTTTGCTAAATCTCGCAAGGTTGCGTCTATGCCAGTAATGTCTGCTCGATTAACTCTGCCGCCATACTCTTGACCCATGCCATAAGTAACATCAGTAGAAACGCCTTGTACGCCCAAAGCAATCCTTACTTTTTCATCTAATGGTATATCAAGACCAGCTCTGCCTCCCATTGCAAAGCCTTTTGTGTTGGCAGATTGCATTGATCCACCGCCACCAAGCAAACTAACAGGCGATTCTGTGTATGGTGCGCCTTGGTAAGGCGTCATCGGAAAACTTAAATCATTAGGGTTTATACCTAAATTTTCACGCATTGGCATACTTGGTGATGAACCAAACAAACTCTCATACTCTGCATTTAGTTTTTTGTTTGCTAATTGTGCGGCTGTAGGCTCATTATAGGTTTGTTGATTAAATGTAACGCCTTGCAGAAGCCCTAAGTTATTTAATAGGCTTTGTAATGAATATTCATCCATAACCTACTTCTTATAACGGGCAGACTTAGCGGCTTCGCTGATAGCAATAGCCATCGCCTGCTTAGGATTCTTTACGACCTTGCCGCCCTTGCCGGAATGTAGAGTACCTTCTTTGTACTCTCCCATTACCTTGCCAATCTTCTTTTGTTTAGCAGTCATCTTCATTTTTTGGCTTTCATTGGCTTGGCTGTCTTAGCGGCTGCCTTAAATGCGGCTGCGGTTGGTGCGCCTGCTGTACCTGGCTTACGCATCTTCTCGCCTGATCCTTCGGCAATGCGTTTTCTCTTGGCTGCGATGTTTCCGTAAAGACTATTCTTCATCTTCCATCTCCATTTCCATCTCATCTTCGCCCATTGCTTCCCATGCCATGCAGCCGTTGTTTTGGTCGCATACAAAGTCAAAAATATCGCAATGGCCTTTACCTTTTGGTACGCCACAGTCGGTTAGCTCGGTATTGAAATATTCGCAAGCCTTGCACTTGCCTTCGCCATCCTTGCGGCTACCGTAATCAGCCGTCAATACGGCTTTTTTCATGTTGCCCTTGTTGATGTCGGCATCCATTGTAGATAATGGGCAGGAGCTTTTGTCCTCTGCCAATAAACCGCCTGCTTCCTTCTTGCCCATCTTTGGCTTATCGCCTAATAGACCAATCATAATCGTTGTTTTTTCTGGATTCATAGCAATCTCACAAATTTTGGGCAAAGGTTTCCTAGCACAATTTTACCCTATTTTTTCATGTCAAGGAAATTATTTGCTTTTGAACCATATTTCATATAGCTCTGGCATATATATCTTAATCCATGCCTGCGCCTCTAGGTCATTCTTATTGTGATCCATGCCGATAGTTTGGCTGCCTACATGGTGAACATACGAGCGACTAATGTAGTTTACAAATCCATTCGCCCTCATCTCTAGACATTGTATATCGTCTGAGTACCAGTTAATCGGCTTGTAATTTACCCAGGCTTCTCGGCTAACCCAGCCAAACAAAGGAGAAAGGACATCGTATTTAATAACTGTATCTTCCTCTATATAACGCACCCCATTACGCTGCTTGCCTTCTCGAATGTTTTGCATCCCTCTGACATAATCAGACCTACTGCATACCCATCCAAGTTTGTTGTTTTTTAACAACAGTACATCTTCCATTAACTTAGAGTAGCTACTAGGGGTTAATACTATGTCATCGTTTGCGACAATAATCTCAGGAAACATATCAAAAGCATATTGCACCGCATCATTGTATGAATCACCATAATTAGTGCCGTTATTAGGCAGGTTGATGGTTTGGTGTCTAGGAAGCTCTAGATCGCTCCCAGAGATGATAACGGTTACATCTAATGGCACATACTGGTCAATAGACGCAAACAGCACAGGGAGGCATTTAGCCGTCTTTGTTGCTATTACTATGGCAGGCTTGGCAGACGAATCGTTGGTATATACCGTTGCCATATATCTCCATCATTCCATTTTCAGTCGATTTGCTGATCTTGCATCTTGAGCAGGTTCGTATAGTGATTTGACCTGGCTTTTTTATCCAGCTCGTGCTGGAGTCTTTTTTTTGCATTTTGTAAATCTGACTCTATTCTGTGTACTGTCGTTCTGGCTGCATGAGCGAGCTGGTTAATGGATGCGTAAGGATGGCTTACATATCTTAGTTTAAGCGCTTGCCGCAGGTTTAGGGGCAAACCCTTAATCGCCTGCTCAATTAAATCACCGTCTACATGGTCAGGCTCGTAGTGCGGTTCTGCTTCTGCGTAAAGATTACCTAGCTCTGGAATATAGTTCTTCTCAAACGAGCGACAGGTTGTTTCTACCTGTGGGCCAATTACCCCATAAGATACATACCACGCCCAGTTTTGTAATCTAGATTCCATATTGCAGTAGTAAAATCCTTAAATGTAGAATATTATACAACTAGATTTATTGTATTATATTCAATATCTTAAAGCAAAGGCATATATGGCTGGCTATCACCTAACAGATGATGAGTGGATTGCTTCTTGGAATAAGACTGGAAGCCCACAAGAGTTTGCTAAAATTCATAATATTGCGATACGAAATGTATATGCTAGGCGCAGATCAATTGAGAATAGGCTCGGTATTCAATTAGATACATTTGCAAGCCAAAACCCAGCTTACCTAAAAAAAGTAGAACAAACTCCTGGTCATGTTAGGCGTGGAATTGAAATAAAAGACAAGGGCAAAGTTATTGTATTTTCTGATGCTCATTTTCAGCCAGGAGAAGTAACTACTGCGTATAAAGCCCTTTTAAAAATGATCCAACATTTTAAAGGCGAATTGAAGGCAGTTGTGGCGAATGGGGATATGTTTGATGGGTCTGGTCAAGTATCTAGTCATCCACGAATGGGATGGGCTAAAGCTCCTACCGCAAAAGAAGAATTAGAATGTTGCATTGAGATGATGGCTGGCATTGAGGCGGTTACGCCTAAACATATACCTCTTATATGGACTGCTGGAAATCACGATGCAAGGCTGACCAACTATATCGCCAGAAACGCTCCAGCTTTAGAGGGTTTGCCGATGACTGAATTAAAGGATTTTTTCCCTATGTGGAAATCGTGCTGGTCATTCTATGTAAACGAGGATACCGTTATTAAGCATCGGTTTCGTGGCAATGGATTTATCAATACTAAAATGGCGGGCATAAACATCGTGACTGGTCATACCCACCAGCTAAAAGTAGAGCCTTGGACAGACCTATCACCAAACTTTAATATGGGTACTCGTTATGGGGTACAGACTGGAACATTAGCAGATCCGCACTCTTTGGCCTTCGAATACACGGAAGATAATTCTCGTGACTGGCGGCCTGGAGGGGTGCTTTTATCTTGGGAAAAAGGAAGATTATTATTGCCAGAGATTTTCCAAGTAAGCGGAGAAGATGAGTTTGAGTTCAGGGGTTGTATAAATAAAGTATGAAACTAACTCCAGCCGTACTTAGCAATCTATACGCTTCTTTGGCGTGTTGTTACCCATATACTAAATGGAAAATGCCTTTACCAGAAGAAGTTGATTTTGTAGTGACTGCTGATCCTGAGATTATGGGTACATATCTTTACGATACAGGCGAGGACTTTGAGCATACTATTACTATCTCATCTGCTAGATGCGGCCACTACTATACCTGCCTCACAACGCTCTGCCATGAGGCCGTTCACATGAGTTTTTATCGGCAAAAAGGCGATAGATGGCTGCATCACGGAAAAGCGTTTAGAGATCGCTGCAAACTTGTAGCTACAGAACTCGGTCTAGATCCCTTGGAACTCTAAGTCTACTTTCCCAGTCTTTTACTGACCGACTCCAAGAGCTGCGTAAAGGTAATTCCCCATTTAGACTCAAAACCTTTTGCACCCAATCCGTGAACACCGGTATTTCCACGATGGTGTTCTGGGCATAATGGCAAGACAGGGGATGCAGACCGTTTAGCTCCAAACCTCCGCACATGATGGAGTTCTGCTTCAGAGCCTTCAATCCCAAGGACTTCGGAGCAAAGAATACATCCGAGTCTTGCAGTCGCAGCCAATGTGTTCTTTTCATCTTTAGTAGCCATTACCTAAATGTAACCCAAATTGATATACCTAGCGCAATAAATATAGCCAGCCCAAAGTAGTATGGTAAATCAATCATTGTGTAGCACGATCAATAGTACGATTCGTTGCTTCTTGGCTGCGCCATATCTCTATCCTAGCCTGTGCCGCTATTAGTTGCCACTTTAGCTTTTCCTCTGTTTCTACAGCTTCTTTCAGCCCTTTTAGCAGCTCTATGTAATCATCTGTAGCGTAGGCTTCCATTTCTTTAGCAGCAATGCTAGAGGCGCTGGATTCCAGCATCAGCCGACTTTTAGCGGATCGCAAGTAGTTCTCTATATAAGTTCTATTTGCTTTTGCTGCGGCAAAGACTCCTGATTGCTTGATGATGAACTCGACTGCTTTGTTCGGGCTTGTGTCCATTGTCTAGTCATTTCCTGTGTAAGTATCTCGTACGCTTTTACGCCTCTTTTTTCGCATATCAGCGCCAATTGTTTTCGTCTTTTTGCTAAGGGCCAAGTAAGTAAATCTCTAGCCTCACATTCGTTACGCCATTCCTCACTATAGCTGTTCTTCAAGCTGTTTAATTTTGTTGCTGATCCTGGCTCTCCATTGCTGCCATCCTTCTCCGGCATACGCCTGCACTCCAATCTCGTTTGCTTTTTTTATTGTTAATTCTTCTGAGCTATACCAAGGCAACTCTGGTCGCTTGTTTGCTTTTGGCGGCTCAATGACGATCTCATCCTCAAACCTGTACTGGTTTAGCCAAGTAGCCAAATGCGGTATGTACGCTAGTTGCGTATCTTGCGACTTCCAATAATTGATATGGTTTGGCATAGCCTCTAAAGCCTGCGCTTGCTCTGTTTGCGTAAGGCGCTCAAAACTCTTTTGCGCTACACGCTTTGCTACCTTCCTAGGGTACATACCCCACAACTCATTAAAACTCATATAAGTCCCCACTTAGTAAGTTCACCAGTTATAAATAATACTATGCCTGCAAAGTAAAAAGCAACAGCCACGATCTCTACTGTAAATAGGGCCATATCGTCTTGAGCGTACCCAGCAGCAGCCCACAGCCCAGAGCCTATAAATCCAATAATGATGTTAGCTGGGTAAATGTTTAGCGCAGTCAGCAATATACCAAGTAAGCAAAGCAAAGTGCCAGACCACTTTAGGGTTTTCATTTTTTCTTAGCTTTCTTTAGGTCTGCCCTATGCGACTCCATAATCGCATCCGCTTGCTTGGCAACCTTGTCCTCAATATGTTCAATCATATCTTTAATGGCCCACAATGCACCGCTATATGGATCGCTTACATCTTCTGCTACTAGCTCAACCATATCTCGCACATTGGCCAGTTTGTAAGATAGTTCCTCTATATCGTTAGCTGCTTGCCATAAACTCATTTCTCACTCGCTTTCTTTAGTAAACAACAGTTTGTGTGCATTTAGTCCCATCGAAATAGCACAAGTGTTTTTTAGCATCTTCCAGTGTATAAAAAGTGCTATTGCACGAAGCGCCTTGCCATGAATTTATCCAAGCATCTACCCACCACCACTTAAACAACCAATGTTTTTGCTGAATTTCGTATGTTTTATATCCATCAGCGTTTATTCTTTCAATTATGCGAACTTTCATTTCTCACTCGCTTTCTTTAGTATTGCTCTAGCAAATTCAATCCAGCCTTCATTGGAATCAATAAGATTTGTAACTGCATTGCCTATTTCTATTATTTCCTCATCTGTTAGTGTCTTTGCTAGATGGGTGTAGAGTGGAATATGAAAAAATTGATTTTTCATTTCAAACACATTACCAAAATCATCCATCCACGCTACTGGTTCGTTCTTCATTAGTGCGATCCATAATTTGTGTAAACGGTAAGGCTATCTATCCGCATCTGCATCTCACGAATTTTTAGCTCTTGCGCTCTTAGCATCTCTGCCGCTTCTACTAACGCATAAATAGCATTACTAAACTGCAATGCGCTTTCTAACTCATCCGCTAATTCCATAGCGGTTTTGCCGATCTCTACTTCTCCAGCAAACGGAATAAACTCAGTTGGCACTTGCTCCTCCTAATGCTTTTATGGCCTTCATGCTTAACAATATTTTGTCTAAATCGTTTTCAGCACGAATATCAATTAACTTTAATTTGTCTGATGTAAAGCAAGATCCGTCATCCCGATAAAGGCTGCCGGTAACGCTGTCCATCATTAGTTTTCTGTTATTTGGGTCTGTGGCGATTTGAACTGGGGTAAGAATAATCTCGCCTTCATTCAGAACCCCTCTGAGTAGTATGCGATCTACTAGCCATTTTTTTCTAAGGTCTTTGCCTGCCCAGGAGGGAAAGCAGAATGTGGCCTGAGCGCATAAACCATCTGTAGATACTCGTATTCTTTTCATAAATTAAATACTAATCTACAAATCTACATTTGTGCAAGAAGTATTTTTGTATCTAATGAGATACAAAGTCTTTAATACTTATAAGTCTTATTAAAGGTTACTGCTCTTTCGGTGAACGAACCTAGCCTACCTAGATTCGCCTTCATCTGCTCCATCGGAGTTACAGAACCCGTCAGTCTTGCGAGGCACAGGCACTAACTTCGCCACCTGTATTGCGCTGTTTCAGCCTCTTACCCTTCTAGTAACGCTTTACTGCTCCTATGCCGCTACGATGTCGTTAGAGCCGCCAGCATAGGAAGTCGTATCTTACCTCACAACTCGGTTTCTTTGCAAGCCCATCTTCCGTTAGGTTGTTTATACCAGCCTAAAACAAGGATGCGCCACTTGCTGCGTATGAGTTCCGGCAGGTATTCAGACTCGCTAATCTTTTTAACCCTACTGCTCATATTGGATTTGCTAGTGATCTGGACACCTACCGTTTCCCCATTGCCTACGGCCAATATATCGAATATATGGAATAGGTCTTTCTTGCGCCTAGTGAAGGC